CAAAGAGTATAAACCAGATTTTGTCTGACCGTTTCTATTTCGCTTAGTGACATCTGATGCATTGTATAGTTTTTTAAAATTATCGCCTCCTTTATCTAAAGCATTTGACGTTGATCCCATCATACACTTTCCAACTATTCTACTACCTAATCTTAAACATGTTTTTGTAACCCTCCAGTTGTTTAATATATTATCAGGTCTTTCCCACTTACCACTTTCATCATGTACTAGTAGCGCTAGCTTTTCACCATCATAACTATTATCGCCTGTATTCTTCCAATCAATAGTTGTGTCTAAACCTTGTATGTCTTCTAGCTTTTCGTTAGCTGTAATTTTTTTTCTTGTAAATTTACTAGCTGGAACTCTGTATGCTAGCTCTGATTTTGGTCTGTCCATACCATCTTGAACTGGTTTAAAGAAAAATGGATAGTTTATACTAATAGGTACAACTTTGTCTGTAAACATTTTTTTAGCATCAGCACCTGATTTAGATAGTATACCATATCTACTATCACTTGCAAGAGTGGCTAAGTTAACTGTTTCTGCAGATGACATAAACGAAAACCCTGATCTTCTGTTTTTTAGATAACATATACCGTAACATCTTTTATCTGCTTTGCAAGCTTCCCAGAATATATAAAACAACCTATTTGCCTCTCTAAAATCTGGAGCACCAACATCAATTTTGCTCCATTGTAAATACATGTAATGAGTACCAGGTATCCAAGTTGCTTTACCATTGTTAGTAAACCAAAATCCTTCTTCTCTTCTTTTAAACTCTTCATCTATATAGTCATACCACTGTTCTTTTTGTTCTTCAGGATATGATCTCCAATCAAATATATTTTTTAAACGCTCTAATTCTTTTGGTTGCTCAAACTTAACCCACTTGTTTTTATCGTGCTTAAATATATTTTTAGGCGCTTTAGGTAGTGCTATGGTTAAATTTTGTATTTCTATAATTTCACCTATTTGACCAGTTTTAGATATAACAATTATATCGTGCTCTTTGTCATATCCATACTTCCACTTTTTACCCTTGTTAAGTCTACTGATAGTAGTCTTTTTTACAGGCTCGATAGTTTTAACTAAACTTTGCTCGTACATTACTTAGATCTACCTTCTGCAAATCCTTTAAAAGTAGTTTGCTTTTTTTCTTCAAGCAACTTACCGTCAAGTAAGTTTTCTTCTTCTTGGATTCTGTTAAGTATTTCGAATGCGTCAAATATGGCTAGTTTTTTAGTTGCCGCAGCATTTTTAAGTCTATCTGCTGATATATCATCATCTGAATCTACAATGGCTTCTTTAGCTACTTTAATTAACTCTTCAACTGCTTTGTGTCCAGCTTGGATTATATTCTTCTTCGTCTCCTTGATATTCATATTTAATTGTAATAAAATTAGATAAAACTCTATATAGTCTTTCGTTGTCAACGATAAACTCATATTCGCTACTTGGCTTAAAACCAACTAGATCGCCAACCCCAACCGTACCGTCTGAATATTTAACAATACCTTGGAGTGGTTTCTCAGATTCAATATTAAATTGATCTATTGCTTTTAAAGGTTTTACAAAACAATAACCTTTTGGAGCTATCCACTTGTCTTTTCTTTTGTATAAAAAGATTTGATCGTGGTGTATAAAATAAGTACATTCATCAAAAAAACTTTTACTATTTTTTTCTATACCTTTTATATTGTGCCATCTTCGAAACACATTATGATGTACTATAACTGTATCTTCTGGCTTTATATCCGTATCACCAACAATTGGAGTTGATATAACTTTAGCTTCTCTGTTTACATACTGATGATTAAAAATTTCAGTGTTAAGAATTAACTCTGAATCTCCAACCTTTTTAGTATTGTTATATCTTTCTCCTTTTGGTGTTACAACAAAGTTGTAAACACTTTTCATTAGTATTGTAAATTATATTCTACAGACACAGCCATGTTTTTATTAAAGTCTTTCCAAGGTAACACATCTTTATTTTTTCTAATATAAATAGAGTATTTATCTTCTTCTTCTAATATATCACAAATAGTATGTCCACCATAAACTTCTTGGCCCACAGCGTAATGCATTGCATTCTCTTTGTAGTCTTTACCTACAGATATTTTACGAATTAGCTTCGCCATCTTTCTCGTAGTTTATTGTACCGTCTTGAATGTTAATATCAAATGTACCATAATCTTTTTCAAATTCTTTTTGTAGCACTGTTAATGCCTCTCTAAGACTAGAGATATTATGCATCATCTCATGTTTTCTTAGTTCCATAGAACCTATTTCTAACTGAGATCTATTTATATTATTTACTACATCTTGAACTTTCGCCAACTGCTCGTCAGTTATTTTTTCAGGCTTAATACCTTTAAGTTCTTTAATTTTTCTACTTGTACCTTTTACTTTGCTTGTTGCCATTTTAATTTAATTTAAGTTAATTTTATTTTTAATCTTCTTGCGCTTCTAAATAATCAAACAGTTGTTCTCTCTGCGTAGCTGTAACTGCCGTGCCATCATATATTATAACATCTTTAAAACAACCATCAAACTCTGCTCCGTTGTCCTGGGCTGCCATTATATTACTAACTACTATTTCTTCAGTATCCTGGAATTCAGCACCCCAAGCTACACCAGCAGCAGTATCAAAATAACTAGAATCTTTTCCACGAACATACATATTTATATTTCCAGTGGAACCATCACTTCTAACTATTATTATGGTAGTATCCTTGTCTGCTACTATATCGTTTGTGGAATTAACATCACTAGTTGTACCGTCTGTCTTTACTCTTATTGTGTTTTCATCAGTTAATCTAATAAATTCCGCGGCCGAATGTCCTAAAAAAGCTCTAGAACCAAGAAAATCATTAGCTCTAAAACGTATAACTATAGTGAAATCTGTGTTTGCGTCAAATGTTATATTTGAAGACAGATCCATATGCTTGTTATTGTTAGAGGAATTTACACCCCCAATTTCACCAGCAGTTGTTGACCATCTAGGTTTATCGCCCGTAGTATCTTGCGTCGCGTTTACACTTGTGCTACCAGCGGCGTTCCAAGAAGATACTCTGTCTCCATTAGCCATGTTACCAGCAGTAGTAGTATGATCTGGATCTAAGGCTGAACCACCACTATTTTCGTCAGCAGTTATATTTGTGTTCCAAGCTAGCCAAACTGCTATATTACTAATACTTTCAGGTGTAAAAGCCGCTAATGCCGCGCCACTTGTTACGCTATTTCCTAATCCTAACATTAGTATCCGAAGTATGCGATTATCGCTCCACCATCTACCGCTCCAGCAGGTAGAACATTTGTCCATCTGCCGTATATAGTAAGACCAGCAGGAAACGTTTGCCCCGCCATGGCAAGACCACCGGCGCCATGAGCTTCGTCTAAAAATACTAATGCTTGACCACTCGCGCTAGCAATATTACAAGTAGAGCTTCCAGTTTTTTCTAATGTTACTGAAGTAGTACCATTGAAAGTAGCAACTCTACATCCTCTTTTGTTAGGCCCGTTATATATAGGAAGATCTAAATCAGAGTCATAAGCTAGGGCTGGACCTCCATCTGCTTCCGCAGCAGCATTTACCATTACCACGTATTGACCAACTTTTATTCTACCAGCGCCCGAAGTGCCCAAAGGAATAGCTGTACCAGCGGTATAACTACCATTTGTAAATGCAGATGCAAACTGTCCATTAAAATTGAAATGGTGGTTATCCCCTGCTAATACAGTATCACTCACTGTTGGTCCAATTGCAGGAAATCCTGGGCCTGCAGGTTTACCACTGTCAGCTAAAATTTCCGGTGTTAATTTTGATAATTGTTGTTGACTTAAAAATGTTATTGCTACAATAACCATGCCTTGTGGTGGAATAACTTCGTGAGCTGCATCACAATAAGCGCTTCCTAATTGTCCAAATCCATATTGTACTTCTGTTGAATTTTGTCCCATAATTTTATTTTTTTACTTTTTCTAATGATCGGCCACCAAAATAAGCGCCGATCACGGTTATTAATACTAGTTGTAATAAGTCAACCCACGAGGATTTGACTTCAAAATTGATTGTACCTGCGTCGATAAATATTAACAACATAGT